GTTTAGCTTAGATGGAATTTTCTCTAATGGCGTTGTTGATGTAAGCACACCGTTTTGATCAACTTCACCAAACAAAGTTTTGATGCCTTTGGATTCAAAAATAGATTTTTCTAATTTGTGAATGTTGTCGCCAAGTTTATAAAGTGCAGGGTCAGCAACAGCGGCAATGTCTCTATCAATCGCTTGGTTAATTTCACGAATAGAACTGGCTTTTTCTCTTGACCAAATTTTAGGGCTGTTTAATGTTTTGCGAACATGATCAAAAGCGGCCACAGAGCCGGGCGGGGCCATAGTTCCATCAGGCAATTTAAACCCTGTTGTTTTTGCCAAATCAATCAATTCTTTAGCGCCCTCAAGAACATTGGTAGTTCCTGCGGCTTTAAATGTTGACTTGACTTGCGGGTCAACAAACAACTCATCAGCGTGTGTTGTATTGATTTTGTTGTTGCCAACTTTTTCGTAAGCAGAATTGTAAATTTGCTTTTTAGATTGATTAAAATAACCCGTGATGCTTGATGCTGAAATGTCATCAGGGGAAGCACCATACATAACGTCATTGATGCGTTGACCACGTTGTTCGTCATTGATCAAACTTTTTGATGCGCCTGTGGCATTTACTCGATCTTCAGCAAACTTAGACAAACCAATTTGTTCATTGGCAATTTGTTCTTTCATTCGCAAGCCAAGTGGTGATGGCTCTGCCATACCAGCCAAGGCGTGTTCATTCCGCAACAGATTGTCGTTACCCGTAACAACGCCCATTCTTGGCTTAACGTCAGGCAATACTTCTTGAAACAGTTGTGAACGCAATTGTTGTTCAGAAACAGGCACATCTTTTGGAATTTTTGCCAATTTTAATTGTGGGAATGTTTCGCTTCCACCGTATTCCTCGCCTGTAAACTTTCCTGAGAATGGATTGTTTTGCACACCAGCCGCACCAACACTACCCGGAGGCGGGGCTTGTTTTGCATTAAATTGAGCCTGTAGATCAGCCGCGGCTGTGCTTGGGCGTTGAACTTGTAACTCTGATGCCGCTTCACGAAATGGCGCGGCCACCGTTTGACCTACTTGTTTAACAGCGGGTATTGTTTCTTTTACGGCTTGAGGCAAAGCAACAGAACCAATCACAACCATGTTTCTAATGTCTTGTGCGGGTATTCCTGTTTTCTCTGAAATTTGCTCTGGAGTCATGCCCAATTGATTGAACATTTTGTTCACTTCTTTGGCAATTGGTTCTGTAACACCGCCTAAAGGTTGCTGGTATGTTTGTTTGCCTGTTATGCCAAAGGCTTTGCCCATTGGTTTGTCAATAGTAGCCGCGGCTTGTTGACCAATACGTTCTGCCTCTTGTGGGGTGTTTGCTGTCCTAGCTAAAGCCTGAACGCCAGCACCGTAAACAGCGGGAACAACCCCATACAAAGTGTCAACCGCACCCGCTACCCGTTCACCAAAATTACGTTTGGTTTCTTGCACTTGACCTAAAAAATTACCCGCCATGCGGCCTAATGACGTTCCTTCAAGTTTTGGCCCGGCAAGCGGTTTAACCTCACCACTTAATGTGCTTGGTTGAGTTTGTTGAACTGGTTGAACTGGTTGAACTGGCTGGCTTGGCTGGGTTTGCTTGCCAAGAATCATTGCCCCTAAGTCATCTTGTGGGGCTTGTTGTGTTTGTTGTGGCGCTAGTGGTGTTTTAGACTTTCGTGAAATTTCTTTCAGCAAAGATTCTGCATCACCTTGCAACCGTCTTTTTTGTTGAGGATCATTTGTTTTGTTTAACTGATTTTGGACGTTTGTAAGTTCGCCTTGAAGAATTGTCAATGCTTCTTGATCACGTTCAAACTGCGTTTTTGAGACTGTAGTTGATTTTTTTACAGGGGCATTTGAGCCAGATTCAGGCGCTTTGCCTAAAATGAGTGCGCCAAGTTCATCCATCACAAGCCTCCAGTTTCAGACAATTTCTTAATGTTCTGATACTTATTAAAAAACTCTTGACGCTTTGCGGGGTCACTTCCTAACAGTTTTTCAATTTCAAACTTACGTTTAGTTGGATCAGTTATGTCCTTATAAATGTTCATAACTTCAAAAACTTTAGTGTCAGCGTTGGCATTCCACAATTGCTGATAAGCCTTAATGTTGTTATCGCCATACTGTTGTGCAAACTTTTGTGCGCCATTGGCTTGCATATCAATGTTGGTCTGATCAGCTTGAACCCTACGGGCAATGTTGATCAATACACTTGTTGGAACTTTGACTGTGCCGTTTGCCACGGCTTGCATATCCAAACCAGCTACGGTGTTGCCAACGCCACCCATAGCCTTTGTATTTGACAAAGCCATGTTAGCCAAGTCTTTGGCAAGCATATCGTACTGATCGCTTTTCATAGCCGAAAGCACTCTTTGTTCTAACCGACCAAAAACACCGCCTCCGGGAAACATTAAATCTTCACCAATGCCTGTGGCTTGTTTAATTACTTCCTCAACATTCCTTCGGCTTTGTGGCAAACCGCCTTGAGCCTCTATTAAACGGTTGCGGTAGCCTTGACCCGCTATTTGGTCTGCGGCCTCTGTAGGCTCTGGCGCGTAAGGCTGTGAGGCTTTTCTAATAGGGTAAGGCAATGGCAAATTGCCAACAACAGGGTTTTGACCCATAGTGCCACCATCTTGCTGTGGCGTGTTTTGCAGACCAGCCGCAACACCAACAGTAGCTGTAGGCTTAGAACCCGCCACGCTTGGCTGAGTAAGTATTGTTTGACCTTGTGCAGTTGTGCTAATGCTTGGTGTTAATGCAGTTTCTTTTTGCGCTGGCGACAATAAAGATTGCTCTTGTGCAATCAAGTCTTTTAAAACATTAGGCCCACGTTGCGCTTTGCTTAATGGGTATTTGTAAGCCTCAATTAAATCATGCACTTCACGGCTATCAGGGTTTTCATTTTTAAGACGGTCTAATTCGCCCACAATTGTTTGTGGATCATCAATGCCCATACGTCCTAAGATTCCTAAACGGCCAGCAACAATTTGCCGCATACCTTGTGTCATTGAATTTTTTGCTGTTGTTGCATCAGTTTGGCTTTTGCTTAATCCACTTAATGAACTGATCACATCAGCGCCTGTCAACGGTGCAATTTTAGGAATGACAGCATTGATCTTGTCCATGTCAATGCGGCCATTAGTCTGCCAGTTTAAAGGGTTGTTAGTAAATTCCTGAAGTCTTAAACGCTCATCATTTTTTTGCTTTAAAACTTGGTTTTCAATCTGTGCTTTTTCCAAAGCCAAAGGATTTAATTGTTGCGCTTGTTGGTAGTTTTGAATACCACTAGCCATGTTTACCATATCCCCAAGGCTTGTTACTTGGGGTTTGGCGTAATTTACGTTCATTTGAAAGTCAGCCATGATTTATCCTTATGTCGCTCTGATCATAGAACCAAGCAAAGCAGTATTGCCAAGGTTGCTTAAAGCCGTTGCATTGTTTGCGCCACTTGCTGAAGCATTGCCAGCCAATGCACCCGCTATGCCTGTTGCAAGATTAGCAGAATTCAAACCATATACGTTTGCGGCATTGATGCCTTGACCAGCCGCAGTCGTAAGGTTTCCACCATAAGTATTAGAAGCGCCTGTTAAGTTGCTTCCATACTGGTTGTAAGCGCCCTGCAATTGGTTAGCATTGTTTGCTATGTTGCCGCCATAAGTATTGGAAGCGCCTGTCAAATTGCTACCATATTGGTTATAAGCGCCTTGCAATTGACCAAGGTTAGATGACAACACATTGTTCAAGTTGTTTGTCACGCCAGCGGTGTTAGAGCCGTAAGCAGTACCAGCATTTATCAAATTGCCTGTATTGCTTGTAAGGTTGCCACCAAGAGTATTAGACAAAGAACCTAAATTGCCGCCTAAAGTATTGCCAAGGCTTGCCAATTGACCGCCTGACGTTGTGCCAATGTTAGCCATGCCAGCCAATGTGGAATAGATGTTTTGGCGTTGCGTATTAAAGTTGTTAAACGCATTTTGATAAGCGCCTGAAGCATAGTTTTGCGTGTAGTCTTGCAAACCCCTTGCCACGTTTCCACCTATTGCACCACCACCCATGTTGCCAAGGCGTTGGTTAGCCATTTGACCTTGTTGCAATTGAAATGCGTAGTTAGGCGCTAAATTAGAATTTAAATCATTTGCATTGAACTGGCGGGTCAAATAGTCTTGGTTATTAATTAAACCTTCAGAACCAGCTTGACCAACATTTTGATAAGGTTGCTGAATGCCAACTTGTTGGTTGTAAATATCATATAAGTCACCACGGGCATTACCGTAGTTGGCATTTAAAGCATTTGCATTAGCCGCGGCTTGATCTTTTTGACCTTGATAAGTGCTACCCAACAAACCTAATTGTGTTGCGGCATTTGCTTTGATGCCTTGATTAGCTGTGTTGTACTGACCAACTTGACCACTTAACGTGTTAGTTAAATTAGTACCTAAATTTGAATAGTTGTTATACAGACTTTGATTTGTTCTGTCGTAAATATCATATTGAGAATTTAATGTTCTGTTTAAATTATTGTTTAGGTTTTGATAGTTGTTACCTAAAGCTGTGGTGTTAGCCGTGTTTAAGTTTTGAGCATTTGTGTAAGCGTTATTAAGTTGGGTGTTTGCTGTTGCACCGCCTTGAACAATTGCATCTCTTGCGTTGCTTATACCCGCTTGATTTGCAATAGCACCAAGACCAGTACCAAGAGCATTCAAGGCTAAACCTTGACCTAAAGTAGTTCCTAAAGCAGAACCAGCGGCCGCACCACCTAATAATGAACTACCCGCACCAGCCGCCCCTAAAGCGCCCAATGTTGTGCCAAGAGGAAGCGTAGAAGCACCCGCCAATGTTGTACCAAGAGCCGCATTACCAAGAGCCGCATTTGTAGCGCCTAAAGTTCCAGTTACACCGCTAAGACTGCTACCGCCTGTTAATCCACTAAGACTGCTACCAGCGGTAAGTCCTGTGCTACCACTAGCTAAAGCGGTTGTTTCTGCGGCTGTTAAAGCACCAGTTCCAATCGCTTCTGCGCCAACGGTTGCCAATGTTGAGCCAGCGGGTGCGCTACTAAGCAATCCTTCTGTCACTCCGGGAATGCCAAATGCTAATGCCGCAAGCGCTAAACCACCTATGATGGCTTTTTTGTCGCTTGTGTCTCTACTCCACGATGAAATAACAGGCTTGCCATCGGCATCCTTTTTAAGTTCATAAATTGTGCCACCACCGCCCGTGTAAGTAGAACCAAAACGCCTGTTTGTAGTTGACGCATCAGCTTGGTTTAAATCTGTTACGCCTTCATTTAAAAGATGGCGCGACATATCCAAAATAACTTGTTCAGCCGCTGACGGGGGATGGCCTAGTAGCCTTGTAGCTTCATCGTAGTTAAAACCAACACTTTCACCTTTAGTGCTAAACACACCGCCTTTTATAGCATTTGCGTCAATTGAACCCGCCACCTGTTTTGACAAAGCCAAAAGCGCATCACGGTCATAAGTCTTGCCTTGGTAATCAGTAACTTTGGTCATATCCGCATTACCAGCGTTAGCGACAAAATTGCCAACAAGTGAATTTATTAGGTTGTCCATAATTTAGGCTTTCTCAAACATTGTAGTAAGGCACTTTAAACGCCTGACCATTTACCGTGATATTTATAAACCCAACAGGGTTAGCGGGTAGCGTTGCAGACCCGGCCGTTGCAGTCGTAGCAGAACTAAAATTCAACAAGTTAAGAAAAAACTGTTGCCATGACCGCGTAGGGCGGTTAGTCGCCCCATCCAAAAAAACTGATTGTGGATAAGGATTTATCTGCTGTGTGGTTGAAAGTCCAGACGTAGCCATTAGTTTTCTGCCCCTTGTACTTTAAGATTTGCCGAAATAATGACAAAGTTCACAGGATCAGTTACAGAAACTTCAAAAATTCTGTCACGGGCTGTCCCCAATCTGCGCCAAATAGCACGATTTTTATATTTGCCAAGTTGACCAACGCCTGTCCAATGCTCATTTGACCAAGTAGAACCACCGTCATTTGACCATCTAAGCATTGCTTGAGGGTTGTTTGTGGTTGTAGATATTACAGGGGCTTGAGTCGCCAAAACGTAAGTTTTTTCAGGCTCAATTGTCAAAGTAGCACTTGCGGTAATTGTATATGTATCACCCAAATAAATGGTGTTTTCATTTGTAACTTGTAAAACGCCAGAAGTGCCAGTAGTTCCCACGCCCGGCTGAAATTGAATCTGCAATTCATCAAAATACTGACGCTGAAACTCAGTTACCAAGTGTGGCGCTCTCCGCAATCTGCGGATATTTTGCCCATCGTCTGTGTAATTAGTTTTATCCAACTCATATAACTTACCATTTTCGTAATCGCCAACAATAACCAATCCTTGAAAAACAGCACAGCAATTACCGCGGTGACGTTGATAAGTGTTGTCGTTAGCCGTGTAAAGCCATTTATGCCATAACGCTGTAGTTGCGTCATAAGCCCATGTCAATTCCAAAGTTGGGAAAGTGACAACAAAAACCTCATGCCCCTCAAGTTGGTAAGTCCAAGAAATAGCATCGCTAACGTATTTATTGACTAAAGTGTTTTCAACGGCATGGGTAGAAATGCGCTGTGGAACATATCCCTGCATTTGCATAATCTGGGATTGACCACGATTGTTTCGTGAAACATAAGCAAATGAGTTACCAAGCCTCGAAATTGAAAATGGTGCGGCAATGCCGTGTTGGGTAGATGTGCCGGGTATCCTTTGAAACGGAAATGGCACAGCGCCTACATCAGTCCACACCTCAGACGAAATTTCACCCATCAAATAAATTTCTCGGTGATCCACAATCAAAGCCACCAAATCATCCGGTGCGCCATCTTTTAATGAAAAGCTGGTATTGGGTGAAATAGGCGACAAAAGGTCACTAGCGCCAAATTGCTGAGTTGTTGGGTTGTTATAGACAAAGTAGTTGTCAATAATGTCCACCGTGTTTGCACCGCTAAACGCACCGTCAGTAGATGGTAAAACAGAAAAGTTTATTCCATACATAGTTACGCCAATAGCTACGGTACTTGCAACACTTAACGTATAAGTTCCAACACCACCCGTCCCCGTTCCTAAAGCCGTAATAATTGTGCCAAGCGTAACGCCAACGCCACTAATAGTCATGCCAACGTGCAAAACGCCTGAAGCAACCGCGGTAACAGTTAGAACTGTAGTTGCAATAGTGGCAGTTACCACCGCACCCACAGTCGCAGAATTCATTACTGAATTTGCAACAGTTTGACTTCTGTTAATTGTGTATGTACCAATCCCGCCAGTTCCTGTGCCAAGCGCAGTAATGACGGTTTGAGACAATACGCCAATACCATATAAAGATTGACCAATAGCAATCGTGCCACTAGAAACGCTTGCAACAGTTAATGTTGTGCCGCTTGTAGAACCCGTAAACACGGCAGACGCAGGGCTTGATATATACCATGTGTAACGATAAGCCCCGTCCACAATATAAACATTGATGCCGTTGTCTGTAATCCGCACTATTCCTGTACTGGAATTAAGTTGTCCAATAACTGCGGGAACAAAATTAGCTGTAAGCGCATAGACATAAGACCCACACACAGCAATAAGTTGCTCACCACCAGAAACAGCATGAAGTCCACGCACTTCTTCCAAATTAAGCAGAAGTGTTTTTAACGTCAGACCCGGTGTTGGATAAAGCGCAATCACCCCGCGCTCACCCTGTTGCTTTACAGGATCAACTTCTGGAAAAAAATTAATGCACTCTTGAGCATCTTGATAAATGCTTGGTGCTTCATACGATGCGCCAACAAAAGCAAAATCTGGCATGGTAGCCCCTTAAATAAAGCCGCCAGTAAGAATAAAACCCGCATCTTTGGCTTTACCCGTTAACAAAGAATCGGGGTAACGTGCCACAGCAAGCGGGGCCATGTTGGTGCGTTTAATAGTAGCTTTAGCTTGCCCTGCAAAGGTCTGAATCATCGTTATTTGCGTTGGTGATGCTTTGCCGTACATAGGCATCAAACGCTCTGCCAAACACCATCTAAGGCACATTGCGTAGCCTTGTGGAAGCGCTATGTCCTCATACATTGAGTCATAACGGCTAAACAAAGTGTTGGCAAACAAGTGCAGTTCACCCTGTGATGGGCTGGGCCAAATAAACAAGTTGCCTGAGTCTGCGCCAGCATTGAAGTAAACCGCTTTAGGCCACGGGCCATTTAGCGTTTTCAGTCCAATCATTTCGTAATCTTGCAATGCCAAAACTGACATTGGGTAATCTAAACCGCCACCCGTAATTGGCTGATTATTAGATGTGGTATTTACCCTAACAAAAGCTGAATCAAGGTTTAAAGGCTTTTGGTAATAAGCGGTGATGGTTGTTGATGCAACAGTCTGATTGATGTTGACTTGGTAAGTGCCTTCCTCATTGATGTTGCCACCAGCACCCGTCAAAAACTGCGTTATCTTTGTTCCCGCTGTAATGCCTGTGCCACTTAAAGTCTGACCTTGAGCCAAAGCACCAGACAAAATTCCTGTGACGGTCAAAATGTTGCCTGAAATTGAGCCTGTAAACGATGCCCCAATAAAGTTTAAAGTTGATGGGTTAGGGCCAATTGTGTATTGAACTTGACCAGCAATAACAGGGCAAATAATTTCTGTGACATTGAAAACCATCATGTTTTCGTTTGACCATTGGTCAATCATGTCATTCATCATCTCAAACGCATCTAAAGCCGCGTCTGGAGTAGGAGTTTCACCAGCTTCCAATGCACCAATGTCTTTTAGCGCTCTGCTAACAATGTCATAAGGCACAGCCATAGTGATTCCTTAACTTAACTTAAATGTGGGCGGCTTCCAAGGCAAAGCAATTTTTTGTTGTTTTTTGACAGATTCAAGTTGCTCTATTAGCCTTGATTTTATGCTACTTACACCGTCTTGGGTAGTGCCTTGATCAATCCAATTTGCAACCATTTCCTCAGTCACTTGGGTTGTTGGAACTGTTGCTTTTTTAGCGTCAAAATCCCAATAGCCTTCTGTGTCAATTCTTAAATCATCCTCAATCAATGAAAGTTGATACCTAGCTTGATAAATAGCTTTGTCATCACCTTTTAATTCAAGGATTTTCCAAACAAATCTCATGGCTGAGTAGGCCAAACAACTTGATTAGGAAAGCCTGATTGTGTTGGCACATCCCTTAATGCTTGGCGATAAGGCGCATAGCTATCTTTTACGGCTTGCGGCACATCCGAGGCTTGTGTCCAATCCGTTGCGGCTAATTTTGCATTGCGTTCTTCACGAATTTGTGCGGCTTTGCGAGTGTCGGCATTAGCGGCATAAGCGGCTTCCATTGCATCCCATTCCGCTTCTTCTTCAGCAGTAAATGGAATAATGCCTTCGGGTGTTGCGTGATTTCTTGCCATGATTATTCCTTAACTATTAACAATGCCGTACAAACGGAATGTGCCTGTTACCATGCTTCCAGAACTAAATTTAAAACGAATTGCATTAGTTGCTGATGTTTCAAGTCTAGTTCCTCCAAATCCCATACCATAAGAAACAGGATTTTCATCTATTGCCGCACCATTCCCGTATGCAAAAAAATCATAACTAGAACCATTTTTTAAATTTAAAATAACTTGACCGCTAATTTGACTACTAGCTTGTGCTGAACTCATATCATTTGGGGAAAGTAGGATGGAACCGCTACTTGCAGATGCTCGACCACCGGGAGTAGCGGTATTAGAACCTGTAAAATACACACCATATTTATAACTTCCAGTAGCGTAATTTGAGCCATTATCTACGCTTGTAACCAATTGAAATGTTACTCCCGTATTACTTGGAAACACTTTTGAAAACACAACCATGTAATTGTCGTAAGCAGTTAAGCCTGTAAAACTAACAGTTGAACTACTACTTGCAACAACTTGCGAAACATAAACCAATGCACTTGCACCAACAGCCGCCCAACTAGGCGCAGACGCACCATTACTTTGTAAAAATTGACCTGAAGTCCCTGCGGCTGAATAAGCATTAGCAGTTCCCGTTCCATAACCAACACCACCAGCAGTAGGTGTAGCAGTTGAGTTTGTTCCACCGTTTGCGATAGGCAAAGTTCCTGTTACGCCCGTAGTCAAAGGCAAACCTGTTGCGTTTGTCAAAGTTCCTGATGTTGGCGTTCCCAAAATAGGAGTTACCAAAGTGGGGCTAGTGGACAAAACATTTGCGCCTGAACCCGTTGAAGTGGTTACGCCCGTACCGCCACCAACAACAGGCAAGGTTGCAAAACTTAATGTGCCAGAACCATTAGTTTGTAGTGGCTGACCAGTTGTGCCATCAGCAGAGGGTAATGTTAAATTTGTAGTTACCGCGGTGTTAGGGCCAATCAAATTGACCGCACCGCCTAGTGTTGCTTGAAAAGTTAACTGTCCCATGATTTTCCTTTACGGTGCAATAATTAGCTGGTTGGCGGTAAAAGCGCCTGTGCTTGGGTTAAATTGAAGTTTTGTTGAACTTACGTTTTGTGTTGAAACAGAACCTGATGTGGCGCTAGTAAACACCAAATAACGTGTGGCATTTGTGGTTGTATCGTCAACAATGGATAAACCACCCGCAGGGGTTGACCAAACAGCAGGGGAAGCCGCACCCGCAGAAGTCAAGACTTGACCGTTTGTGCCAACAGAGCCATTAGCAGAAAATGTAGAAGTGCTTGACAAAGTGGTGAATGCGCCAGCGGCAGGGGTTGATCCACCCACAGTTCCATTGATATTGATTGACGCTGTACCCGTCAAGTTTGTGACTGTGCCGCCTGATGGTGTACCCAAAGCACCACCATTGACCACAAAAGCCCCGGCTGTGCCTGTATTGACCCCAAGAGCCGTGACCACGCCTGTACCTGTCGTAGTGGTAGATGGGGCTACACCCGCACCACCACCAATGACCAAAGCACTAGCCGCCAAAGCCGCAGAAGTTGCCCATGTCGTTCCACTTGAAAAATATGGAATGCCGCCACTTGTTCCAGCAACAGTTAAAGCCAATGTGCCTGATGTTGTAATAGGCGAACCGCCTACAGAAATTAAACCACCAGTAAATGATTGAGCAACAGACGTTACAGTTCCTGTTGTGGGGGTTGCCCATGATGGAATGCCAGCCGCTAAAGTAAGAACTTGACCGTTAGACCCTGCTGGCAATAACGCTGTGGTTGATGATGCGCTTTGATAAGGCACAGAACCAGTTGCACCACCAGCAAGGTTTGTAGCCGTTGTAGCGCTTGTGGCTGTAGCGGCATTGCCACCAATGGATAAACTTGTTGCAGTACCCGTTAAGCCCGTTCCAGCGCCTGTAAACTGCGTGTTAGCTGTAATTGTTGTGCCTGTAACAGCCGCGGCAGTAGAGCCGCCAATTGTCGTGCCGTTAATTGTGCCACCAGTAATCGTTACTGAATTGGCATCTTGCGTTGACATTGTTCCCAAACCCGATACTTGGGCGTTAGTAATGGCAATGTTTGTATCAGCAAGAACAGTTAATTGACCTTGTGCGTTGACTGTGGCTGTCAAAGTCTTAGAAGCTGACCCGTAAGCCGCGGCTGTAACGCCTGTGTTAGTAATGCTAAATTGGTATGAGGAAAGCGTTAAACCAGTTCCCGCTGTGTATGTAGCGGCAACAGAAAAGTTTGACCAAACAACCGCGGTTGTGCCAAGAGTGCCGCCCCTTTGAACCGTACAGTACCACGCAGAACCCGCCAAAGTAGTTCCAGATTCTACAAACACCAAAGCAGAAACTAATTCATCCCATGTGTCTGCATCAGGCGCTCTTGACCATGCCGTAGCAGAAGCTAGATAAATGCCATTTTGTGATGTAGTTGTTTGGTTTTTAACCAACACTCTATTACCAGCAACAACAGTTACGCCATCTATTGTTTGCAATCCAGACAATGTAATGTTTGCGGTTGTTCCACAAAGAACTGGCTGTTTCCAAGAAATGCCAGCCGCAAAAAATTCAAGATACGTTTTGTTAACAACATCATTACCACTTACAGGAACGGCTGTTACCGATGCGCTAGTAAATGCCGCGGTTGACGGTGTTGTCGCACCAATAGTCGTGCTATTGATTGTGCTGTTTGTAATGTTTAGACCAGATTGATTAGGGGTAATCGTTGCCGTAAAAGGCTGACCCTGACCAATAAATGTCTGAAATGCGCCATCAACAGAAAAATATGCCTGTACGGGCAACATATTC